AGAGGCCATACCGTCACAGCTCAGGGCTTTTCCTATTAAAACCCCTTACTATATATAAGGCAGGAAATTTAACGCATTTCCCGTTTTACAGATGTGACCTTCATCACAGTATATATAACCGCAGGTCAGAGCTGTTTAACTTTAGGAAATATATTTTGTTGGGGAGTACCGCCCACGCCCGCCTGCAATTCAGCAACGGGGGGTGCCTGTTGCCTGTCTAACCGTGCGGTAGAGGTCAAGGGTTGGACAGTTGCGGGCTAGATGTCTAGGGAGTTTGGTAAAGCGTGGAGGGCGGACTACTTTCCCGGCACCTCTAACCCTTAACCCTTGCAGCTATTAAGTAACCGCTTTACCTTGCAGCTCTTACCCTTTACCTAACCGCCTAGCCGATAGCCTTGCCCTATCCCTTGCCTACTAGATCAGCTCACTATCTAACCCGCTAACCCTTAGACATAACCGCGCCTAATGTCTAGGGTGTTACGAGCTGCGACACGGTGAAAGAATGATCCGATTAGGTGTTGCACTATGGGGCATAGTACGGCACAATAATCCCGTGAGCCTCACTTACCTATCAAGCTCACAAGGAGATCTAATGGACAAGATGCAAGAATTACGCGGTGAAGTACGACAATTACTAAATGATACTTTAGTGTTCGCAGCTGCTAACCGTAACGATTTTGAGGTGGCAGATTACGCAGCTGGTAAAGCTGCTATTTATCGTGAAGTGCTTGAACTAATAGCTAAGGTTGATGACTAAATGACTAAACTAAAGCAAGATTACACACTATGCGCGAGCTGTAACTATTTACTATTAACCGCCGTTTACTTTAACAATTCAACCGTGTGCGATATATGCACCAAGAATAAGGGAGCTATCTAATGACATCACTAGCGCAGGTACAGGCAGACACCCTAGACGATAGCGTCACGCGCATAGTAATAGCGCAGCAATTCGCTAATGACTTTACCTTAGTAATGATGAATGACTATGACTCTTACACCGAGCTAATGGCAGACCTAAAAGATAGCGAGGGAATAGTGCAGCTATCCGACAAGCTACGCGGTGAGTGGGAGACACTAGCCGAGCAAGTCACCGAGCTAGTCACCGAGCAGGTTAGCCCTATCGCGGGCTTACTTATCGCGCAGCTATTGCAGGGGCAAGGCTCTCTTCCATTCGATCTAATCGCTAAGCAATTAAGAGAGGGGCAAGAATGAGCAAGCTAACTAAGCGCGGGCGTATCGTGTTGATCTATGCGCCCGCAGCTATCGCGCTGCTCTCTCTTATTGTGTGGGTGAGTGCTCGCGTATGGTGGACAGGGGAGGGCTATTGTATCGGTACGCTTGCTAGCTGCTTTCACTAGGTAGGTGACTCGCTCTCTCTTGCTTAGACGGTGAGAGAGAGCGGGCCGGTACCTAGCCGGATAACTAAGAGAATAAGGGTTCAATATGACTACAGTAAGTGAGAGCAAGATCCTAACCGATACCGTAGAGGTGAGCGCGGTAGCACTAATAGAGCTACTAGAGGGTGCAGGTACGCATTCATCTAAGGATAAGAGCCTACGCGCTCTCAATAGTGTGCAATTAGAGAGCGTGAGCGGTTACCTATTAGCCCGCTCTACCGATAGGTACCGCTTAATAGAGGGTAGAATAGAGCTAGAGAGCGGTGACCTAAGCACTACCCTAGTCTCTTTCGATGATATTAAGAGAGTGATAGCGATAGCGAAAGAGGGCAAGATAAGCGGTAAGGTATCTCTTGCCCGTATCGGTGACCTATTGACCGTGAGTATTAACGGTAGTGCTATTACTCTTACCGTGTTAGACGCTAACTATCCGGCCTCTTTCGATGACCTACTAAACAAGAGCGAGAGAGAGCCACTAGGAGAGATCGCATTCAACCCGGCCCTATTCGCTGACTATGGGAAGATAGCCGGTAAGGGTAACGCGGTACGCGTAGAGTTCACCGGTAAGGGTAAGCCTATGATTATTCACTTACCGGTTACTAAAGTAGAGTGGCGGGCCTTGCTTATGCCTATGCGTGTAATCTAATTTAGTGGTGTACTATCTTATTCTGCCCTAATACGGTAGAGTAAGGTAGTATCTTACTAAAGGTTAGTGAGATAGAGAGTGAAAGGGTTAGTTATGAGTAAGAGAGCGAAAGCTAGTTGCGTAAAGTGTGGCACTTATGAGGGCTTATTTATTACCTTGCGTAATGGAGAGAGACTACCTAGTTACACAATAAAGCTAGGCGAGGGCATCGTCTGTAATGAGTGCAAGATCAAGGCGGTAGCGTAATGACTATTGAGAGAGTAAAGCATAGTGGCGCGATCATCGTGTCTGCTCTTGTCTATCAACAGGGCTTGCGCTGGTTAGAGAGTGCTACTTACTACGGTTACACGGTAAGAGAGGCTAAGGCTAGCTTTAAGGATAGCTGTAAGCGTCTAAATTATGAGATCGAGGTAGCGTAATGCCTAAAGAGATGACTACTTACACGGTGACACTACACGCGGACGGCGGTATTACTTACAGCGAACCGGTAGACATAGAGTGGACGATAGCGGGAGAGGATAAGTAATGAGAGAGCTAGAGCAATTCTTAAACGTAGAGGCAGAATGGGTACTAGAGAGACTAAGTACAGGTACGGAGAGTGGTGACCGTAATTACTATCAAGGCAGACTAGATCAACTAGCGCAGGTGAGACGGGCATTAAACCTACCGCAGATTATGAGAGAGAGAGTGAGTAATGAGTGAGCCTAGACTTAACGATCCGATATCGGAAGAGCCGGAGCTATGGCGGTGTGCCGGGTGTAATGAATACTTTCACCCGGAGAAATATGACTGGCACGTGGACGAGGAATGCCCTGGTCCCCTAGGAGTAGGAGAGGGAGAGAGCAATGAGTAAGTGGGAGATGAAAGAGGATAGTGATATATCGTGGTGGCATTGTGGTCGTGCAGGCTATTGGGAGGGGCAAGAGGTCTATTGCTCTAAGTGTCAGACTAAATTAGAGGAGGTAGCGTAATGAATGAAGAGTATCTAAAGGCTAAGGCAACCCTATGCCTTAATCAAGCTGAGATAGACTTACAACAGGAGGAGATAGCGCGAGCTATCAAGAACCTAGAGCGAGCCAACAGTGCGCTATCGCGCTTGTTTAATTTGGAGGAGGACGAGAGTGAGTAGAGTGACAGGATTTACTATCTTTAATAAAGAGACAGGACAGAAACTAGCAACGCTTCCACTTACTATCCCTATCGGGGCAACAGTAGAAGCGTACGAGAGAGACGGACAAAGCGTGGGTTGGGGTTGGGAGGAGAGCAATGAGTAACATCTACACCATACACCCGCCTAAGTCGGACTTAATCCTATTCTATGAGATCGAGGAGCCTAACGGCGGTAATCGTTGGGGAGGAGGAGAGGCCAAGTCAGCTATGCAATGGCTATTCCTGGCACCTCCAGGCTCACGCCTGTTGGTATCTGCGTGGGATAGTGATGAGGAGGACGCCCACCTAGTGGGCCAGACCATAGACATAACAGAGATTATCCAACAGGCAAGGGAGGTAGGACTATGACCTTGCTATTAGGGCTGATCGTAGTAATGCTGGTAGTCTATGTACTTATTGTGTGGGAGGACAAGATCAATGGAGAGTAAAGAAGTAAGTGGCAAGCAGTCTATCCACTACCGTAACTATAGAAGGGCAAGAGACAAGGCACTCGTGCGCCTAGCACACCTATACCCAGACACATACAAGCAGTTGCTTGATGAACAAAGGAGTTTTGATGAGCAAGAGGGCAAGAGCTGGATTATTAACCCTGATAGTAGGCTTACTATTGCTATTCACACACGCGCAAACGCCGTCCCCGACGTTGCCGGACGTACCGATTATGACAGCGCGGACGAAAGCTACGATGGAGGAGAAGCGTGAGAATAAGGCACTTATCATTAGTTACCTCAGAGCACTCGGATACAACGAGCAACAGCGAAAGTGTGCTATCACCTTATGGACCCGTGAGAGCAGGCTTGACAATTTCGCAGACAACAAACGATCAACCGCTTACGGAATTGCTCAGCTCCTTGGAGAGAAAGATAGCCGAGCTGAATACCAAATCTTGCACGGTATTAGATACGTGGAGCACCGCTACTCAAAGAGTTTCTGCCGTGCTCTCCAGCACTCCGATAGACGAGGCTGGTATTAAATAATCTTGCTGGGTTCTTAACCCTTTCCTGGCAAAACAAAAAGCCCTCGCCGTAACTGGCGGGGGCTTCTTGCTAGCACTCATAGGCGGAATTGCCTACAGAGATCTAAAGTATAACACTATCCACCAGTAGAGTAAAACCCTTTACCCTTGAAGGTGATAGCGGGAGAGTCCCACTTACGTATCATAGTTACGTGACAGTCAGAGCAGCTTGGCTCACGAGGTTCCTCGTGGATAGAACGCTCAATAGTTATTACGCTGTTGCAATCAGGGCAACGATAGTCGTACTGCATTAGAGCTGCACCGCCTCCTCGATTGGTAAGTATCCTACTAACTTGCTGACCTTATTAGAACGTGCAAACTCTGTGGTCGCTGGCATCCAATGGCTTAGCCATTCAGGTTCAGGTACGTCCATTAGGTCAAAAGAAAAGACACCTTGCGGTGTCGAGTTGATGTAGTAGGGGATAAGATCACGCTCTGCTGCTTGCGTTATCAGCTTGCGATACTTCATCTCCTCTATAAGTAGCGTGTCATAATGGGTATGGCGACACTTGAGTTCGATGTAGTGACCAGCCTTAGCACTGATGCAATCAAAGGAATCATAGATACCCTCAGACTTGGTAAGGTCTGGGTACAAACTCTCTTTGAGAAAGTTAAATAGTTCTAGTTCTTTCATTGCCACGGTGATAGACCACCTAGGTTATCTTGCAACCTACGCAGGGACTGAGCACACCTGCGATCTGCTGTAGAAATAGCACACTCTAGTACCCCTGCTATCTGTTGCAGGGTAAAGCTCTCGTGATGGCGCATACGTAAGAGAGTCTGGTCTTCTTGTTTCAGTAAAAGAAAACCCTTCTTAATATCTATAAGGTTAGCAAGCAGGTTGCCACCTTCTGCTGGAGATGATGAACCTTTGGGTTGCCCATCTGAGATCATCTCTTGTGCCTGCTCTAGCACTGTGCCATCTATGATGGATGCAATAACAAAGGGTAACAACTGACCAAGGGTAGCTGACTCGTAGTAAACCTCATCATTGGTCTGATAGCCAGACTTAGCAGCCTTCTCCTTGCGTGCGTATCGCTCTCCCGCACGCTTCATCTGCCAAGCAATGCGTTGTTCATTGTGCTTGCGTCGCTCTTCGTTAGGTTCCATTAGATCAATGATGTGGTCTTCCACCCTAGTCATAGCCCACGCCATCAACTCCTGCTTGATGTCATCCTTCTCAACGTGCTTGTTATACCTGCGATGAATAGTGTTAGCCACGCTAGGTACTAGGTCATAGATTACTGGGTGTAGTTCAGTCACAGTCCGGTTCCTGTACTTCAGGCCATACGCCATCTAGTACCATCATTGCAATAGCTGAGTAGTTCAGTAAGTCTAAGAAACTATCACGCAATGACTCATTGCTTGGCTTAACACCAGAGTCAAGTAAGTTATTGATGCGTGCTATCTTGTCCCACATACGTACACGCAAACCATTAAGTGCTCCACCTGGTGAGTGAGCAATGTTCTTTGGGCCGTAGTCGTGATGCTTACGCAATAGTAAGTTGCCAGCTTGATCCATAATACGCCAGACATCAGCAACAAAAGCAGCATCTATCTTGTCGCTGTAGGGCGCAGTACTATGATCTCTGTTTCCATATTGATCTCCAAGATGTGAAAGCCCATATGCTGCAAAGTCTGTACCACTGTGGCCCACTCGTTCTCCGTCATTGTCATACATCAGGTTCCTCCACATCTAATAGTTTTCTGTTAACAAAATCAAGCCCTGCATACTCACCGTACTCTTCCAAGGTACGTACTGTACCCAAAGCGTAAGGACCTATCCTGTTGTTACCTAAGATGTCTACAATCTCAGCTTGAGAAATGGCTTCCAACCTACCCCACTCTTCAGGAAAGTCCTTCCAAGTGTGCCGACGCATACTCTTTTGGAACACTAGATTATGTTCATAGTATAGATGATAGATGTAGTGTTTGTCTGGTATGAGTAGGTCATAGCCGTGTGTAAATGCACGAGCAGCAGCAACAATCTCTTCACCCATAAACATAATCTTTTCGTTGACGCCCAGCTCTGCGTAGTCACCAGTGGTAAAGATAAACCCACCTGCTATTGCCTTCTGGTAGATCCAGTTCTGAGGAGCAACTGCCTTCTGGTTTGGTATTAGGTAGTTCTCAAAGTACTCAGGAGAATCCTCAAACTTAGTAGATGAAATGTCTAAAGAGTAATCAATAACTTCCTTGAGGTTGTCGTTGTATCTCCAAGTACCAGGGTACATAGTAATCAAAGGTTTCTCAAAGCCAAGATCTTTGTACTGTTCAATAAGTTTGACAAGGCTGTCATCCCAGTTGTATTCAAAGCGTGTGTGTGAGTCTACCTGTAGATAGTAGTCCTGCCCATCATAGAGACTGTTGGCTATGCTGCGTGAGATACCTACGCCTATGTTCTCAGGTGCTAGAGACTCAACCAATTTAAGATTAGGATACTGGGGTATGAAGATCTCTTTCTCTTTGAAGTAGCAGTGGTGTACCCCAAAATGAATCTCGTGAAACTTGCTGCTCTTGTAGATAGCATCGTACATAGTCTTACCCAGTTCAAAGTCGTGGTAAGAAGCAAGCTGTATAAAGATAGAGGCCATCTACTGCTCCACTCCTATCAGTAACTTCCGCGTGGCATCAATACCATTGGCTAGGTAATAGTCATTGATGTCCATACCTGGAGGTAGTGTAACAATCTGTGAGTTCATTACCTCATTCGCCACGCGCTTAGCAAACTCAGCTCCTGGGTTAGACCCATCCTCTTTAACGTCGTTGTCACCAACAACATAGATAGTTTCGTACCCCGCAAATAGCTTTGGAAAGTGTGGTTTCCACGCTGCAACACCTGGTACACCCACTGCTGGGATACCTAGTTCACCACTAGTAACGATGGCATCTAGTTCACCTTCACATACAACAATGAAAGGTGAGTCAAGTGTTATATCACATACGTTATATAGGTGTGCCTTCTGCCCAGTAGGAGATCCATACTTAGGCTTGGCATCATCTAATCGTCTAAACTTAAAGCCAACACAACCACCAGAGGCAGTCAGGTATGGGATGGATAGCCACCCTTCATACATCTCGTGACCATTGATGGGGTTGGTAATGGTTCCTAACTGGAACAGTCCTGCTGTCTCTTCAGAGATCCCACGTGCGTTTAGTACGGCCAGTGCTTCGGGACTTATTGCCTGAGCGTATTGTTGCGCCGCTTCCAGTAGCAATTTCGACTGCACGTTTGAGGCCATCGTTAAACTCCAAGTTCTCTAGTATGCACACTAAGTTAGCTGCGTTGCCACCCTTACCGCAGGTATGGCAGAAGTACAGGTTGTCGTAGGTATTCATAACAGCAGACCTGCGACTGTCGCTATGTAGGCAGCATCTAACCGATGCGCTCTTACCTTCTCTTACTTCCCCGCCGAAGTGGGAAACAATGGGACCTATGGGGATTGAGTTTGCATCAACGGCACCTTTGTACCTGCCCGTTTTACGTACCCTGGACCAGTCTTGTGCTGGCATACACACCCCTTGTCATCACACTTATCGTGCCATTGCGCTGAACGCTTGTAGTGGGTAAGGCCGTTCTCTTCTCCTGCCTTATGACAGTTCTGGCAAATCATCTTCTGGCTCTTCAACTGGTACAACTTCTGGTACAAGTATCTCTGTTGTTGTTATTTCTCCACCTGGTACTGGCATTTATTTCTCCTTAGTGTTTGCGTAGTTAATCTCTTTACGAATCTTTGTTAGCTCTGTTGCAATTACCTTTAAGTAATGAATTATATAATCTTCAAAGGTATCGTAATGAGGATCATCATCTTTCATTGCTTCTCCTTAGTATCTATTGTTTGTTAGTCGTTCTAACAAGCGTTCAAGAACTTTTACTTCTATCTTAAGTTCTTCGTTTTCTTTTATGAGTTTGTTACAAGTTATTTCAATTCTTTCTATCTCTTTAACCAACGCTGGGTTGTTATCTACATACGTAGTAATGCCATCAATGGTCATTGCTTCTCCTTGAGCCATTGTGCTAGGTCCTGAATGACCCAGGCTTGATCTATTGATGCGTTGCGACGCTTAACTATTACATAAGACAAAGGAACTTCCCCAAGCCCACGTGCCTTAGCATAGTTAAGCGCCTCAACTTGTGCTTCTCTCCAGAACTCAGGCAAGGATAGTGTTGCCCTGTTCTTAAGTTCAAGGATGTAGGTTTCTCCTGCGATAACAGTAACGATGTCGCCCTCATCCTTTGCCCCAGCTTTAGTCAGACGTTCTGCAATGACACCCGCCTTTCGGAGCCACTTCATTACATCTGTCTCAAACTGAGAACCTTTAGTCTTGTTGTACTGACTCATCTACCAAGACAACCTTGTTGATCTTATAGATGACGTTGCCTTCTTCATCTTTGACTAGTTCGACAACACCAGATTGCAGTAGCGCACCAACGAAGTTGGTTAGGTCTACCTTGATGGCATCGAGTTCTGAACGTAGTGCATTACTAGCATCACGCACTGCATCAATCCTTAGATTGTCTCTGTACTTATTTGATAACTGTTCAGACATTTATTCCTCCTTGGTATCCAGTCATAGCATCTCTTCGTAACATCCAACCAAACTCGTTCTGGTCTGATATCTGTACTGCTGCGTAGTTTACCAGTAGCTGTACATATTTCTTTCCGTCTGGTTGGTGTGTTCCAAACCTATTCTTAACTGCTGCAACCTTTAAGGTTGCTTGTCCTGGGTCATAACCTAGTGTAAGTATCAGTGCAGGTAACTGACTGACCTTTCCGTGAATTGCTCTGCGATGAGGTGGTTCAGAAGGTGAACCATACTCTGACTGTTCTGATACGTGATGAAGCACCATTACACAAGCCTCAGTC